GTAGCCGTAGCCGTCGCCGTAGCCGGAGCCGGAGCCGGAGCCGTAGCCGGAGCCGGAGCCGGAGCCGTAGCCGTAGCCGTCGCCGTAGCCGGAGCCGGAGCCGGAGCCGTAGCCGGAGCCGGAGCCGTAGCCGTAGCCGTCGCCGGAGCCGATATTATTTGCTTCCATTGATCGACTCCTCGGCTGCGAGACTGCACGGAATCGTTTCAATGACACCGGTCAATGCAATCTCAGGCACAAGCGTGTCAACCTTCCCGCTTTCCAGCCCATTAATCGCCAACCCTGAAAGCGCCACGCCGCCTTTGTTTTTCCATGACCACAGGCGCCGCGAGTTTTTCAATACCGCCTGGTCGCCGTTTTGGCTCACCAGCTCACCAGCGTGTACGCCAGCCGAGTAGCAGCGGCATATGACAAATTTTCCAACAAATGGGTGCAAAACGGCTTCCGCCGTCTTCGCGCCGAACATGGCCGCGATCTGCTTCAACTCGCCAAATGTCAAATTATCGATGTTCATTTTCAATCCTCAATGAAAACATCCCACCTGAAGACTCACCCTTGCGGGTGTTGGCAGACCGGCAGAGGCACCGGCAGTCTTCATGTGGGATGCACCTCTTTGTATAGCGCTGCCAAGCGCGTTGTTGTGATTATAGCATCACTTTTTCAACCGGCGAACTTCCGCGCGGTAGAAAGCTTTCATTTCTTTGATCTCCGCGAGCGTGTATTTCTTCGGCTCGTGACTGCCTTCGATCCACTCGACGCGCTCGATCCCGATCTTTTTGATGAGTTTCGCCCGGTATTTGATCAGGTTCCCGGACAGATGTACGTTACATGGCCCGCATTGCTTATGCACGTTGTCAGGCTCGAATCTCAGCGCAGGCTCAGATCCCCGCGACTGGTAATGCCCCGCGTCCCACTGCCCCTTCCATGATGCCCACCGGCCGCAAGATATGCACTGCTTCTCCGCATCCCGAAGCCTTATCCACTGGTTGAACACCGTCTGAAGCTCTCGCAGGTGATCCCCGCGCGTCTTCGCCTTCTCTCTCGCCTCGCGCGTTACCTTGCGGTCTTCTGCCTTTGCCTTGGATTCTCGCTTTGCTTTGGCCTTTAGGACTAGCAGGGCAGCGCACGCAGGGCTACAGACGGCCTGCATCGCCCGGAGCGGCGTGAAATGCTCGTAGCAGCTGCGGCATTTCTTTGGCTTAATGACTGCCCGCATCAGATGCACTCCATCACGGTTTCGATCCAGACTTGAGCCGTTTTCGCGTTAATTGCGTTGCCGTATCCTTTGGCGCGGCTTCTTCCCACTCCAATGGGAGATTCATAGCTAGGCAATAAATCGGCGTAATCGCCTGCCAAGGCACCCCGGATTCTAGAAGGCGCGTCGCCAAGCTGGGCGAATGGCGCTCGCGTTGACTCAGGAATGCATTCGATCGACTGATATCCCGACCGTCCCTCGCGCAGGGAGTCGGCAACGAAGTACGTTCGCGTCCTGATGTGATCAGCGCCCGCGCCTGCTGCCGTAATAACTGCCGCCCCGCAGGCGTATTGCTCTCCTTCCAGGTTATCGAAAATGTCGTCGAGCCAAGAGATTCCATCTTTGCTCGCAACTTGTTCGCCAAACACGATGTTAGGCCTGCACTCGCGAATGAGACCAAGCCAAGCGGGCGAGAGGTGGCGAGGGTCGTCGAATCCTTTTCTTTCCCATGCGACGGCCGCAATGCTGAATGGCTGACAGGGGCATGATCCAGTCCAAACAGGTCGCGCGTCTTCCCAACCGGCCATTCTGAGAGCGAAAGACCAGGCTCCAATTCCGGCAAAGAAGTGACATTGAGTGTATCCGCGAAGGTCGTCTGGTCGAACATCTTCAATGCTCCTTTCGTCCACATCGCCGGGTGCAATGTGACCGGCTGCTATCAGTTTGCGTAGCCACTGAGCGGCATACGGATCGATTTCGTTATAGTAAGCGCTCACGATTTCAGCACCTGCACCGCCAGCCGGCCGAACCGATGCACCTTGCGGTATCCGTTGCGTTCAGAACCTAATACCGGAAAGTCCCAGTCGAAAGACAGGCCATGTTGGAATATTTTGAACCAGAAACCCTTCGGGTGGACTGTCAACGTCGCAAGGTTAAAAACGCGAAATTGGTGGTAGTTCATTTCTTACACCCTCCACGGCTCTCGCATTCAGACGGGAGCCGAAGTCTGTTCACGACACCATTCTTCGAAGTGAGTAGAACTGTCCAACTACCGTCACTTTCGCGCCTTGCTGACAGCACATTGGCCTCAGGCTCAGTCATGGTGCTTTGAATGTATTCGCCGGGCAGCGGTGCTTCTGGTGGTGTATAGCAAGTCATTTCAGCGTCTCCGGATCAATCGCTACGCCGCGCCAGAAATCAGTGGATACCCATATCGCCATTCCAGAACCTGTCTTATCGGGAATCCACCAATCACCTGAGAAATATGCCCTCTCACAAGAGATGATAGTCAATCCATTATTTAGCCTTCTTTCAATATCGTACCAGCCGATCCTGCATGGCTTAACCATGCAACTAATCCATTCCGTGAGTGGCAGATCGCTCATGATGGCTCCCTCATGCCTCGCCATTCAACCTCTTGAAAATGTCCTGCCTCAAAATAATCAACCACTTCGGCGGCTTTCCTTGCAGATTCTTCGCTCCATGACCAGAATTCTCCATTCCAGTACTGGAAAGTCAGCGTCTCACCAACAAATAAACGCGTTTCGTAGGCGCCCTCTCTAATCGGCTTCATTGTGGCTGGGAACCAACCTGTCTTTTCCATCATTCCTCTCCGATCACTTCAATCTTCACCGCCGCGCCCGCTGCGTCGATTACCTTTTGCTGAATTGCGCAAGCCAAATTTTCGAATCTGTCAACGGCGCAGTGAATGTCGTTGTCGAGCATGAGCTCTATCAGCTCGCGACGGGTGAATCCTATTATGGCGGTCATGCTGGCTCCTTCAGGTCTTCGGTTACTTCATCCTCCATCGGAATTCCAGATACAGGCCGAAGCTTCCGGTCCGGCGCTGGCGCCCAAACTGTTCTACGCGTCATTCCGCCTGTCGTGTTTACCTCAGCCGGATTTTGCAACCGCACAATCCATTCGTAATCGACTGGCTCATGTGGATATCCGTCAGGCAGACAAAACACCACGTTTTGTGGACACGCTTTAAACACTTCGACTATTCGCCCCGCGATTGGACCTTTCCCGATTACCACCGCCAGATCTCCGATTTTGCAATTCATGCTGCCTCCATGCTTCCAAAGAAAAATGATGTGAACTCATCGCGCCGCGCCTGAACGACCGTTGGCTCTGGTTGCGGTTTCGGCGCTACCGATAGCTTGTTTTCCCGGCGCGATACCGGCGGCGCATCCACTCCCGGACCATAGCGCCAAAGCAACGTACGATTGTGCGTTGCCGTTAGCACTCGTGCGGCAAGGTGCACCCGCCCTCGCTTGCGAAGACTTCTGACGATCCTTCCAACCCACTGCCGGGATAGGCTGAGTCGAGCGGCAATCTCCCCAACGAAAAGATCTCGCTTCTTTAGAAGCCCCAGGACGGCCTCTTCCGCAAGCGCTTGGGTCCACGTAGCTTTTTTCAGCCCGTGACGCGCTATGGCCCGTCGGATGCTATCCATGGTGCGCCCCGGAAGGCGATTAAGCTGCGCGGAAGTCGAAAGCGGACTTGCGGCGATTTCCCGCAGAATCGCGAGTTCGGATGTTGTCCAGAATTTACTGGTCATGGTTAGTCTCCCTGTGCGTAGGGGTTAAGGTGTTTCCCAAAGCTTCATTTCACGCATGCGATAGCTATCGATGGTCGTCTGGCGAAGCTCTGCGTATTGCGCTTTCAACACCGGATCGGCGCACGTATCAACGACGCGCTGTCCAGCCTTCGACGTGATCGCATCCGTCGCGCACCTCGCGGGGCCAAACGGAATCGAATAGCCACCCGGCGAACTACCGCGCAGCATCAACTTAAAAGCCCATTCGGCAGTCGGAACCCGGTTGCGCACCGAAGCAGACGCAGTCCTGATTGAGTTGAGATTCGACTCAACCTGCTCCGGCGTGGCCTTCGGCAAATTCTCAATCTTCGCTGCAGCGCTAGCCGCCTGCTCTGCACGGCGTTGTTTGCAGTGATTCACGAACTCAGGCAGCGTCGGCGGCTTCGGGAATGCCGTCAGCGCGTCGCTGCCCGCCTTGAGTTGTTCGCGCGTTAGCTTGAACAGTTCGATAGCCCAAGCTTTCTGCACTTCCTCGACCTTGGCACCGCGCCACATCATTGTGAATTTGTCACCATAGAAGGCAACCATCTTGGCGAATAGCGCGTCGATCCAATGCTTCGGCAATGCGTTCAGCGGCCACTCTGGCTTCGACGGCCGTTCATACATCGATGAAGAGTCCGTCATCTCGTTGGCCACTTTGATCCCTCCCCGTAATTTGCGCGATAAATGCCTCGTCCCGTTCGCGCCAGTTCATGCTTTGCGAGCCACCCGTAATTCTTTGGTTTCTCACCCAAGTCCGCCACGTAGCCGCCCAATCCTTTTTCACTCCTTTCTGTCCAGGCTGAGCTATCCAGTAATCCCGAAAACTTTCAGCTACTTCCTCGACCTTTAGATCGGGCCTCCTTGATCTGCAGAAGGACACTTCTCCAATCCCTGGAATCCAGTCAGATGGCAAGCGGGTACCGCGTGCTACTTCTTTTGTTTCTTTTAGAGGTTTATCTTCCTGATTTGTAGGTCTGTCAGACCCCACCCCTAGGGTCTGTGTGACCCCACCGTCAGGTCTGTCAGACCCCACCCCCCTGATATTCAACACATACTGGTTAGGAAGACAGACTCCGGATTCAGTTCTATGAACGATGGAAACTATTCCATCGACGGCTAGCTGAGAGATCGCCCTCTTGACCGACTCCTTGCTCATACCGCAGTCCTTAGCCAGTCTTTCATGCGACGGATCACATCGCCCTGTATCGCTGTTCGTCCTGTTAGCCAGCATCATCAAAACCATCTTCTGGTGAACCGGCAGCTCAAACTCTACGGCCCATGTCATAGCCTGAAAGCTCAATTTCAGGCTCCTGCCGTTGTCTTTTTCTCAACATTCTTTGCAGGCTTCACAGGCTTCGGACCTGGGCGACCTTCGTACAGCTCATCCAGCGTGAGCGGCTTTCCCTTCAGGTTTGCCAATTCAAGCAACCGGCGGTGATATCGCGGCGGCACAGCACCCGGTACGCCGGTCGAATGTTTCGGGTTCTCCCAACGGCATACGGCCGACTGCGTGATGCCCAGCGCCAGCGCCAGGCGTCGTGCGTTGCCAAAAATCGTGACTACTACATCAAGAGGGGTCATCGCGGTCCTTTCGGTTTCTTGGTTGTGTCTGATAACAACTACATGTTGGTGCATGCCCAATACTTTTGCAAGATAAATCTCGTATATCTTAAAACCGTTGACCCTACATCAACTCAACACCGGAGCGCACCATGAAGCCGATTGACACGAAGTGGTTCAAGGGCATGCTAGCTTTCAAGAAGATATCCCAGCGCCAGCTCGCATTCAAAATGGGCATGGACCCGGCGAGCATGTCGCTTATGATACGCGGCAAACGCCCTATGCGTATGTCAGAGGCTGAGAAGATGAGCAACGTGCTGATGGTGCCACTGGAGGAAATCCTGTTCCACGCTGGGCTCACTGCGATCCACACCGAGCCGCCACCACGTTGAAGCCTATCCTTGCGCTTGCCTCAACGTTCTGTCTGGCAGAACGATAAAATAATTTCGCACAGCGTGTTGTGTTTGCCTCAACACTGGAATATGATGGATTCCATCGCAGGACACAACAGGGGACCGGTGATGAGCAGCTTGGCGTTGGATCTAGTTGAACTTCGTAGGTTGGCAGTCGGTGGGGCTGGGGCGCTTGTAGAGCATCTTCTGCGCCAAGTGGCTTTGAATCTGATCGCTCCTGGTGTGGCTAGCCAACTCGGGGGAGCCTGATGAGCCCGATCGTAGAGGTAATTCTAGGGATGGCGTATGTATGTGGTGCGCTGATTATGTGGGCCGTGATTCACGGCGGGACTAAAGGGGATGAATGTGAGTGATATCAAAGATGGTGGGCCGGCGTTTCCGACAGATGAACAAATTCATGCGAACGGGCAAATTGAATATGCGGAACGCGGCATGACGCTGCGCGACTACTTCGCCGCTCAAGCATTGTCTGGCTTGGTTCTGCGGGCATGGTCTGACGACAAAGTAAACGTTCCCGCTGATGTTCATGACCGTTGGTCAAAAGCGGCATATCTGACGGCCGACGCCATGCTCAAAGCTCGCGAGGCCTGACATGAACCACATCACAGAAGAAGACTTTAAACACGCCTGCGCGATGGCGGCATATTGCGCCCTGTGCGCGGCTGCGCTATCGATGGCGATTCTGTTGGCAATATTCGGCGATGAATTCGTCGCTCTTTTTTAGGGGAATGGCATGAAACGATTGACGATTGACGATCTGGCCTCGATCAAACTTAATCACGGCAAGCACTATGGCGCCGACGAAGGTCATTGTCTTCCTGAAGTGGTGAGCATGTTCGCTGGCGAAGCGTTCAGCGATCACCCGGCTTGCGTTGACTCAGTGCTCGCTGCGTTCGGCATGTCGTGGAATGATGGGATGCGCTCTGACGATGAGCGGTCGCAGCTCAAGCAATACGTTGCTCACCTGGTCGGCACGAAGAAAAGCCCGGAGCTATCGCAAAAGCGTGGCTGGATGGCTATGGACTGGCTGGTGCGCGTTCATTGCGCAGCGTGGCTGGTGCTGAACCCTGAGCTTGCGCACCATGCCGAAATGCTCAAATCCTTGCCGGCGATCACCTGCGTGGCCGAGCTAGTCGCGGCGCAGCCGCGGCTGGACGCGGCACGCGTCGATTCCCGTGCTGCGTGGGCTGCTGCGCGGGCTGCTGCGGGGGATGCTGCGTGGGCTGCTGCGGGGGATGCTGCGTGGGCTGCTGCGCGGGCTGCTGCGGGGGATGCTGCGGGGGCTGCTGCGTGGGCTGCTGCGCAGGCTGCTGCGGGGGATGCTGCGTGGGCTGCTGCGGGGGATGCTGCGTGGGCTGCTGCGTGGGCTGCTGCGCAGGCTGCTGCGGGGGATGCTGCGTGGGCTGCTGCGGGGGATGCTGCGGGGGATGCTCTTGAGCCGACCGTTAAAGAGTTGCAGGCGTCCGCGCATGATTTGTTCAGCCGCATGATCGATGCGGAGGAATAATGAGAGAGGAATTTGAATAGCAGCGCAAAGCCTTCCTGCGCGAGATCAGCGGCACAATGAGCGCGGAAGAAAAGCGCCAGAAGGCTATCCGAGAACTCGGGGAGCGGTGGATTGCACACCCGGCAAACAGTCCGAAGAAGGGCCGCTACAACCCGATTACAGGAGCGCTGCAATGAGCGAGATCAAGCATAGCGAAGGACCATGGGGCATGAGTTCGGAGTCACCGAGAATCATCAAGCAATACGACAGTCTTGGCGAGACGAACGTAATCATTGGATCAGCAAGCGCATATCCGAAAAGCGGGTTCTTTCCGAGCGACGAAGTGGCGCTGGCCAATGCGCGATTGATTTGCGCCGCGCCCGATCTGCTCGAAGCGCTGCTGGCTTTGTTGAAAGATGAGGAATGGCACGCCGCAATGGCGGATGAAGTAACGCTGGGCGCCCGCGACAACATCCGGATAGCGCGCGCCGCAATTGAGAAAGCAACCGGAGAGAAAGCATGAACATGATCGACGCAAAGCAGGTTATGGCAATGGCCGAGTACTCGGCCGACAAGGCCCGCGCCAAACTAGACGATGCAATTGACGCAGAAGAAACGCGCGATGAGCTGATCGCCGCGCGGGCTCAGGAGATCGAAGCGTTCCGACTGCTTGAAATGAAACCGATTGACGTTGTCTGCGGCATGCAGTCGGTGCTGGAGGGTGGCGCAGCGAAGCTGATCGCGCAACGCCTATTGATGGGCGATATGGCTACAGTCGGCCTCTATGTACGGACATTGATTCACTCGTACATCAAGGAGGACTCGGAAGTGATGGCGCACAACTGGATCGAGCGCATCGAGCGCGAAGCGAACCTCTTCGGAGATCCGCAATGATGAACCTCGATGAACCCGATTACATGGACCTCGACGAGACGTCGGGTGAGCACATCGTCTGCGACAGTTGCGGGAAAGACGCGGTAATCATTAAGCGCGATTTCGGCATCGGCGCGAACGAATACTGGGGGAGCAAGGGCATACATGTTGACATGCGAAATTGCTGCTCCGAATGTGGCGACGAGTTATAAATAAAACATTTTTGGAGATTGAAATGCAAATCACACTGAAGGGTTTCATTTTCGCGGCGCAGGAAATTTGGCAGACGGAGCCGGAATATTCCTTCGCTACTTACGAGCGCGACCTCTATAGCAAAGAGCTAGTGCGCGTCTGCCCGCACGAATTCACGGTCGAGATTCCTGACAACTTCGATATCCGTCCAGGTCTTGTGTCCGCACTTGAGCGTGAGAAGCAGCAACTTCAGGCTGAGTTTGCCAAGCGAATCACCGAACTGAATGCACAGATTCAGTCGCTTCTTGCGATCGAAGCCTGACGTGTCCGGAATCTACATCCTCGCAGGCATCTGGCTATTCCTGTATGTCTGCGCGGTTATTTTTATGAGGTGATCTGTGGACGACTGGCGTCAGGCACAGGAGCAACAAGAGCAGCAGGAATGGCTAGAACACTTTGGAGAATCGAATGAACGTGTACAAAGCAATCGCCGCAGTGCAAGCGCAGATGGCGAAGGAAGGGATCAGCAAGGGGCGCAAGAACGTGCAGCAGGGCTATCAATTCCGTGGGATTGATGACCTCTACAATGCCCTGGCACCTGTTCTGTCGGCGAATGGCCTGGTGATTCTGCCGCGCATGTTGGCGCGTGAGTCGGTGGAGCGCGCAACGGCAAAGGGTGGCGTGCTGTTTTACGTAACGGTCGAGGCCGAGTTTGATTTCGTCGCGGCAGAGGACGGGAGCAAACACACCGTCAAGACGTTCGGCGAAGCAATGGATAGCGCAGACAAGGCCACGAACAAGGCCATGAGCGCTGCCTACAAGTACGCCGCTATGCAGGCCTTCTGCATCCCGACAGAGGGCGACAATGACGCAGATTCGACCACGCACGAAGTCGCGCCGATGGCGGCCTTGCCGGCGCCGGTCCTGAAGCGTCACATTGACGCCATCAATAAGGCGGCAAGCATTGATGAACTGAAGACCGCGTACACGGCAGGCTACAAAGCCGCGCATGCAGTACGCGACACGGTGGCCGAGGAAGTTCTGGCCGAAGCAAAAGACAATCGTAAACTTGAAATCGAAGGAGTCCCCGCATGACCTCTCTCAGCCTTTACTCGCTCGCCGGAGAATTCCGGGAAGCCGCCGACAAGCTCGCTGAGCTCGGCATGGACGAACAGACGTTCAAGGACACGCTTGAATCACTCGGCGGGGACCTCGAAGAAAAATGCAAGAACACGGCATTCGTTGTGCGCAACTTGGAAGCCGCAGCTGCGCAGATCGGCGAGGCAATCAAGGAAATGAGCGCGAGGGCTGCGCAACTCGAAAAGAACGCGGAGCGCGTGCGGCAGTACCTGTTGGACAACATGATCTTTGCGGGCGTGAAAAAACTCGAGACTCCGTACTTCGTTCTGTCCGTGCGCGAGAACCCGCCGAAGGTTATTGTCGACGATGAGACATCAATCCCGCCCGAATACTTTGCCGATCCGCCGCCCCCGCCAAAGAAGTTGGACAAGAAACTTGTCGCGCAAGCGATCAAGGATGGCCACTCGGTACCCGGCGCGCACGTCGAGCGCGGCATGTCGCTGGTGATCAAATGAGCGACGAAAGCGAGATCCAGATCTTCAAGTGCCTTGACTATCTGCGCAACAACGCCGGAAACATGGCGCAAGCCAAGGCGGACCGCGTGCAGATCGAGGAATTCAAGAAATCGAAGATCGCTATCCTGATGAAGCGCGCTGAGGTTGACGGTCACAAGTCAGCAGCGGCGCAGGAGCGTGAAGCCTATGCCAATCCTGAGTATGTCGAATTCCTCAACGCTCTGGCCGCCGCAGTCGAGAAGGAGGAAAAGCTACGATGGCTGATGAAAGCAGCGGAAGCGCGGATAGAATGCTGGAGAGGTCTCGAATCCACGCGCCGCATTGAAACCAAGGTGATTTCATGAGCGAAAACGAAAAGTTCTACGATGAAGAGATTGCGCCTGTGTTGCTGGCCTTGACCGATAAGTGCAAGGAACGAGGTATGTCAATGGTTGCCGTTGTTGAGTATGAGTTCGGCGAGCGGGGCCGTACTTCTCTGATTCTACCAGATTGTGGACTCGCTATGACCATGATCAACCACTGTGCATGCAAAGGAGAAAATCTTGACGGCTACGTGATAGGGCTGATGCGATACTTCGCTGAAAAAGGGATCGAAACCAGTTCCAGCATGGTCATCAATCAACTTACTGGAAAACGATGAAAAACCGCGACCTTGTAGCAATCACCTCGTGCCTAGGCAAGGTCGCCTTCCACACTTACGATCAGGCCAAGGCGGTAGACAAGCGAAGCCGGAAAGGATCGAACAGTGAGAGGCGCGGAGCTTATCACTGTCCTATCTGCGGGAGTTGGCATCTTGGGCATCAATCGCCGGCCACTAAGGCGAAGAAGATGCTCGGGAAGAAGAGGCAGGCGCAGAGCATCGCGCCTGACGAAGACTAAAGCGCCGCAATAACTCGCGATATCTCATGATCAGTGAGATTGGGAAAGGGACGTGCCGCATTGCCGATTTGCTTCAGTGGTGCGGCATGGTACCCGCTCGGAGGAACGTCTGGAACCACATCGTTCCCATTCCTGAACAGAAATATGGGGACGTTTTCCAGCACTGTTTGAATGCCCATATCAGTGCATACACGCGGCGGCTCGAATCCATAGACGGCGGCAGGTGGGTTCCCGCCGACTGTCATGTAGGCAGCGCACATCAGAGCCATGGCGGCGCCAAGCGAATGCCCTACCAGCGTTACATGTTGGCCGGCAGCGGCCGCCAGAACAGGCAGCGAGATCGCATCCCACGCATCCCAAAAGCCCCGATAGACCTTTCCCACGCCAGCTACGTCGAACGGCTCGATATCGAAGTCGGCCGCGAAGCTGGCAAGATCATCGGTGCCACGGAACGCGATCACCAGGCCTGCATCGGTATGCCGGACGATTGCCCTGGATGCGCTATTCGCCACGCCAATATCTGGCGCGGCGGAATAGGATTCCTGCGCAAGAAGCGCGTAATCGCGCGGAGTCATTTTGCCGGAACGGCGGAAGCGGCGACAGGAGCGCTTGCAGCTTGAGCCGCTACGGCAGCACTAGCTGCGCTGGTTGCCACATCAGCAGTTGCGCATACTACGCTATTCACCGTAGCCGCTGCGGCCACATCAGGACTAGCAGCGCTCGCCGCAACAAGCGTCGGCTGAACGATCTTGCAGCCGTTGCTGATCGTTTGCAGCGCGATCAGGTTCGTCTGGTTCACGTTCGCCAGCGTGGCGTTGAGGTTGGCCTGTTGTGTGGCCGAGCATGCGCCGAGCAGAAGCGTTGCGGAAATTGCAATACAGAGGACGATGGTTTTCACGGAAATCTCCAAGGGTTATTGCGGTGCGACGGCGGGAGCGGCGGGTTCGGCAACAGGCGCTGGAGCTTGTAAAGCAACAGCCGGAACATGCTGTTTTGCGAGGATAGCAAGAATCTGCTGTTCTAATTGCTCATTGGGCGGGATACCGCTTTCTTTTGCATGCAGGAAACTGAGCGCGAACAGTTCAATCACCTTGTAAAGCTTGCCGATCGGCGTGCGCGGATCTGGCGTCGGGATCAACGAGTCAGCGAGCGTAGCGGCCACGACCAGATGTGACGGGTCCGCAAGAAGCCACGTGATGATGTTTTGAAAGAATGTAACGGTATTCATGCGCTAATCGGTGTATTGAACAACACCGCCTCCTGTTGACGCCGGTTCACGAGACCCGGCAAGACTTTGTCACCCTGGTAGATCCAGGCCTGAAACTGCAATGCAGCGCTTGAGTAATTGCCGGTGTTCAGTAGGCGAAGCAGCGTCGAGCGCTCGAACGCTGCCGCGCCTTCGTTTTCCGTGAAACTCACCAAAGCATCAAACTGGTTCTGATTTAACGTTACAGTAACGGAATTTAGCACAGCAGCCTGCGCCCATGCCATGTCTTGCAGGAACCACGCTTGCGCCTGCTCGACTGTGCATGTCATTCCCTCATAGACGCTTTGCGTATGGCCCCAACCGATCGTCCAAACATCATTCGGTGTTGGCAGGAACGCAACAAGCGCCGGCCCAGCGCTATCCTCAAAATTCTGGATGAGCGCGGCGCCGGCGGACGAGAGCGTCAGGTTTGCATTGGCGGGATTCATTTGTCAATCTTCCCGAGAATGATATCCTCCTCTTTCTTCACCGACTCAAGAACGGCATCGATCTTCTTCAGCATTTCCATCGTCGCCTGGTACTGCTTTTCGCCGACCAGCGCGAAGAATGCTAGGCTGATCGATGCCTCCAGCGAAAGAATCAGGTTGATCAACCCATGATCGCGATCAAAACCAGTGATGATAGACAGGGAAATCCACACGATCGCGAACACGCACAGGCCAACAAGGAATGCAGTTGAGCCGCGCGCCTTCGCGTAAAGTTGGGCAAATCGTCCGGCGTTCATTTGCTCTTCCTCAGCATGACATAGCATCCAACGACGCAATACGCGACGGATGCGACCGATGCGATGTTCGACAAGGTGAGGTCATTTGATATATGAACTACTGCGACCCCGATCCATGGCGGCAACATCGAAAGTAGTGTGGCGTGGTGGTTACCCATTTGATACCCCGTTTTGTCTATGTTTTATCGAACCCGGCGCGCCCGGATGAATCCCTGCGCCGTACACGTGCCGCTGGCGAAACTCACATTGCCGATCAGATATACAGTGGTGGTTGACGCAAGCGAAATGCGAACAACGGGACTGGACGGCGTCAATTGAACTGCTGTGACGGGAGCCCCGCCGCTGCTCGAATATGATCCAAGCGCGCCAAAAGTGACTGACGTGGTCGAAATACCGCTATAACCACTTGTAATGGTCGCGGTCGGCGTATAAAGAACAACCCCTTGCACGTCCCAATCACCTGCTGTCAGGCTGATAGAGGTTACGTTTGTGTTAGTTCCTCCAGTGATACCCGCAGAACTTCCGGTGACGGTCTGATACTCGCCATCGCTCCCGGCCTGGGCATTATCGTTCGTCGTCGTGCCCTTGATGCCAATTGTCGAGGTTGGGGTAATCAGACCGGTTGCGCTTATCGTGGTCGCGGCGACGGGCTCAGGCGTTGTGCTTCCGTAACCGGTCGAGGGAGGCGACGCAAATGCATTTGCCACGCACGTGAAGCCAGTTCCGCTAGTCCATTGCAGAGTCCCACCGCTTGCGCTACAACTCGGCATGGCGAAAGCGGTAGGTGATGCACTTGAGCCCGTCGCATTGGCAAGCACCGTATTCGCTGCAATGGCTGCGATACCATTAACACCGATGCCGCCCCATGCAGGCGCACTCGAAGAACCCGTTGAGACGATAGCCTGTCCACTCGAAGAACCCGTGGGATTGAGCAATTGCACAGGAACTGTCGTTGCGCCGAAAGCAGCGGAAGCGAACAGGACGCAGAGCGCAGAAATAATCTTTTTCATTTCAATCCTTGGATAGTCTGATTACTGAATGCGGATAAGCCCGCTCAGGGACATTTGCGCGCCATTCGAGCCAGGATAGGTATTGTCGTAATTGAAAATCTTGATCGTGCTGCCGGCTGCCAAACCAACCAGCGCTTTTCCGCTAATCGCGTTTTCCCGACCGGCCAGAACGCCATCAAGAACTGAGAAAGGCAGTGTCGCGGTAATGTTGGTCGCGCCTGTTCCATTTGTCGTGATCGTGATATTTATCTCGGCATACATGAAATTACCGCGCTGCTGGTACGTAATCTCGCCAGATGCCGCGCTCAGAGATCCAGTGCCCGCGCTTAGAACCGGCGTGAACGTGAAGTTTTCTTCAAGCGATACGAGAGACGAAGAATTACCCGTCACCGACACTGCGGCATCGCATGTATTGCCGTTGACGCGAACTCGCGCCGACGGAAGATTGACGCTTATACAGGTTCCACCCGCCGTAGCGTTGAATACATTCCCCTGAACGACGCACAGAGGAATGTTCCCGGAGACGCTCACCGGAACGAGCGCGCATGAGCCGAAGGTATTCTTCGAGATCGTCGCATAGGATGTTGCGACAGTCGCAACAATCCCCGGACAGGCAAGGTCATACAGATGATTTTCGGATGCAACGAATTCTGTTGCAGATTCGCAGTTGATACCGCCGCACGTAAATGCAGAGTTGTACTGGATGTTACGGATAACGTTGCCCCTGACAGTGACCGCCGCCGTTTGTGCGAGGTTAATACCGCAACCGCCGAACGTAACGCCATCGATACCGCAATTGACGATCTCATTGTCTTCGATGAGAAGGCCATCGGCCGCCGTCGTGAGGCCATTCCATTGATACGTGCCAATGCCAGGCGATGGAGTATTGACAAGCAGATTTCCGCATACAGTCGCGATAGCGACACCACTCAGCGCGACACCGTGGCCGTGAGTGCCGCCGATGACAGTGTTTCCCGAGATGAGCACATTTGACACAGGCGGGGATGCGAGGTCCATGATCGCGGCAATATTATCGTCTCCGTTATTGCCGAGAGTGTTACCAGTGACAATCCCATCGTTACATCCATTCGATAGATGGATGCCATCGGCCAGACAATTGATGACGTTGTTATTCAGAATCCGGACGCTTGTGACATTCGTTACCCAGATGCCAGCACTGGCAATGCCATTTAACGTGCAGTCACGCACAACAACATCAGTTGTCGCCGTGGCGGCCAGGCCGAGACTGATACCGAAGCCGGTGTTATTGCGTACCAGACCACTAGGGCTCTGAACCTCGATTCCGTTGATCGAGCAATGATTTCCTGACAATCTGATACAGTGATCATAGGTCTGCGCCGTCTGGTTATAAATCAGAATCGCTCCATAGCCCATGATGACCGAGTTATCACCAGTCATCGAAAAACCGTTCTGAACGACATATGACCCGGCAGGGAAAAGCAGAACCTTCCCCGCTGCTGCCAGCGCAGCCGCTTGAATGGCCGGCTGATCGTTCGTCACGCCATCACCCTTAGCGCCGTAATCCTTGACGCTGATAATGTCGTGAATCCGATTGTAGAGATCAGACCCGGGGGCGACTGAAGCATCAGTGACCGTCCCCGCGCCGGGCGTGCTGATAGTCGCCGTGGTGCCACCCTTCACATAAACTTCCTGCACACCCACCGGAATAGGCGCGTTAAATGTGAGCGTATAGGAATTCAGGCTGAATGTATCTTCGCCCTGCGATGCGGCGTCGAATTGCACCCACAGATTTGACTTGCTGCCATAGAATCCAACCAGAGTGACGCTAGTGCTAAAACCCGGCGCAAATTGATTGGTTCCTGCCGCCGCCATCGTCTCTGCTGAGACTGACTGCGACACGCTGACAGTCCATGAGGTGCCGCTACCGGCCGTGATCGTCGTTCCTGCCGTAACTCCAGCGCCATACAGTGTCTGTCCAATCGCCAACGGCGCGCCGCCAGTGAACGAATTGACAGTGAGCGTCGTACCGACGATGGTCCCGTTGAATTGCGTACCCGCGATAAATGGCCCCTCATCGGTCATCTGGCCGGTGGCCGCTGAACCCTGCGCTACAACGTTCGGATCAACCCATATCTGATTGTTGTTGGCATCAAAGAGCGTGAATTCATAGGTCACGCCTTGCGCCAGATAGAGCGGAACCGAAACGCCGGACGTGTTCGAAATCTCGCCGCGCGAGTTCAGCGGGATCGGATTCGGCAGCGGAGTGGCGCCGGCTGGGTCTTGCCATGTCGGATAGTTGACGCCGCCGACCTGAGTAAGCAGGCTTCCGCCGACGTTCATCAGGCCCGAATTCGAGAGGAACTGAAGGATCGGCGTGGGCGATTGAGCGACGCTCGTTGCCATTAGGGGTTCCCCTTTGCTTTTTTGAGTAGTTGATTGAGCGGGACGGCTGTCAAGCCAGCTCCCGGTTCTAAAGATCTTTCCACTTCTTTTTCTGCTGCATGTCGAGCAAGTGCGCCACGTGCCCATGTGCCGACTGGCACACCATGAGCGGCAACATTTGCGGCACCTTCTATTGCTGATTTGGCTGCATTTGCCATCTGCACGACGGCTGTATTGCTGTTATTGAAGGTGGTTCCGCGCGGCTGTTCCTGCGTATAGCGCGCAACGTTGCCAAGCTTCTCGACGGTCTGCGACGCTTCCGGGCCAAGCACAATGCGCGTCTTGTCGCCGAGATTCTGAATGGCCTTATTGAGCCTAGCCTGGCTGATATTGCCAGTGTCAGTGCGCAGATCGACGCCGGCCTGTTGCCGAATGTGATCCATCAGAGCCGACGCGACTAGTTCTCGATTCGCCGGATCGTTCGATAGGTTCTGCATCATCGCTTGCACGTTTGCAGTCTTGCCGCCAGCTATATACTTGCTTGTGAAGTCGTCGGCTAGCGCAGAAGGCTCGCCAGCGGGCGCAATATCGTTCACAGCAGCTTTGTATGCCGGGTCAGCATCCATCGCATCAAATCTAGCTTTTGCACTGGCCTGCGCCGTTTTATAGGCCGAGAATGCATCAGCGCCGGTCGCCGAGGGATCGAGCTGCGAATTGATGATGCTGTCACGCAGTGCGCCGATATCGTGCCGCACGGAGCCGTCAGTCGCGCCGCGCATCGCTCCCGAGAGCGTCTTGTCGATGTCCATCAGGTCGCCAACATTCATCGGCCGCACATTCGAACCATTCACCTCGAAGCCGGCCGGAAGCGATACTTGATTGGCGGTGGCATCACGGAAGATCTGTTGCACGTTCGCTGGCAGGGCATTGAAGCGCGTCGGCCCGATCTGCGAGGCGAAATCCTGCATCTGCGGCTTAGCATTGACCAGAGCCGGCGCACCGTCGGCGCCGCGCGCACGTGCATATTGCCCGGAAATCTGCTGCGTGATAGGTGCGTCCATCTCTTTGTACGCATCAACGAGCGCCTGTCCGGTCGGCGCGCCCGATGGCACATTCACGTTCGGCGACACCTGATCGCGTAGCTCGGTCAGCTTGTCGTTGATCTGGCCGTTCTGCTGATTGAAGCGCAGCGCGATCTCCGGATTCTTGTCGCGCGAGTTGAATTCATCGGAGAGCTTCTGGATATCGCCGCTGGCTTGGCCGGCAGTAAGCTCTATGCCTAATGAGCCAGCCTCGATATGGCGCGCCGCAGCCGTCGGATTCAGCGTTCCAGCTTTTTCGGCTGCTGCAATCTTCTGCACGATCTCATCGGGTACGCCTTCCGCCGCAGCTTGTTGCGCGAACGAAGTACCGGCCGCACCGACGCTGCCACGCCCCGCCGCGCCGGCCTCCGCCACCGGCGCATTGGTCAGAGCGGGCGCTTCCGGCGCTTTCAGGCCGGTCACTGCGCCAACCGCATTGCCGAAGTCGCTTGCCGTTTCGCCGACCGCACGCGCCGCGCCGCCGGCTGCATTGGCCACGCCGCGCGCCGCGGCAGCGACTGCACCCGGAATCTGCGACACGAGATGCGCGGCGCCGGGGACGACCGCTTCAATAGCTTGACCTGCCAATGGCACGCCAGCCTTGATCGCACCCGGCGCGGCCAGTGCCAACGAGCCAGCCATATTTGCCACATCCTGCGGCGCGGCGCCGGTGGCATTCGCCACGGCATTGACGCCCTTGTTGACGACGCCGCCAATAGCCTGCTGCGCACGTTGCGTGGCTTCGTTTTGATATTCAGGCGTATTCGTCACGCCCGCCAGATTGCCAATAGGATGAACCGCGGCGCCGAAATGCGCCGCTTGCGCAGTCGCTTCTTCCGGCGTCATGCCCGAAGCACGCGCGAGTGCATACGTACCTTGCTGCGCCATTGCGCCCGGAGCGCTGAGAACAGTATCGGCCAAACCAGCGGCAGAGCGGCCCATTCCAGACCAAAAGCCACTAGCCGGAGCCTGCTGACCGGGTTGCTGCGGCGCCGGTGCGGCCGGTGCTTGCGCGGCGCCCTTCGCGCCCTGCTGAAGCGTCGAGAACAGGTCGGAAGTCGGCCCGGTGTATCCCTGCGGCTGCGCACCTGAATTCGATTGCCCCGGCATCGTAGGCTCAGGCGGAACGCCGCTCATAGCCTTGGCAATGTACTGGCTGGGATCGGCCGTTTTGAAGCCGCCATAGGCCTTTAGAGCACCTTGATACGTGCCGCCATTCTGCTGCTTGAGCTGCTGAATGTAGTAATCAGCTGCATTGCGCGCCTGCTGCGGGTCGAATGGATCGAACTTGACGCCCTGGCTGCGCAGCATGGCGACCGTCGAAGGCGTGAACTGATACGGACCCATAGCCTGCGTCTGCTTGTTGACCGCGAGCGGATTGCCGCTGCTTTCTTCGGCTTGCAGGTTGTCGAGCAGCTTGGCGGGTGTGCCATAGCTCTTTGTCGGATCGAAGCCACCAGTCGGCGCGGGCGCAGCACTCGGCGGCGCAGCGGCAGCCGGCTCGGCGTTCGGATTGGCGCTCTGGATCGTCGAAAGAAGGTCGTCCATTACTGGATGCCCCCAGTGTTCGATAGTTGCTGGAGCGCTTGCGCCTTCTTCATCATGGCGTTATAGCCGGGCGAATTCAGGCCGCCGAGTTGCTTGACAATCGCGCCTTGCTCGCCGGTGTCGCCCGATTTGATCGCGTTGTAGTACTTGAAGATGTTCGGATCGAAGTTGGCGCCCCATTGCTGGTCGAATTGTCGTTTTGCCAACACTCCGGCCGCAGGATTGGCGGCGATCGCGCGCTCAAGACCCGGCTGATACGACTGGACCCCGGTCGTCAGCGCATCGTTGAGCTTTGTCACTTCCTTGATTGCGGCAGGCGTATAGCCGAGCGAGCCATTGGCCTTGATCTGCGCGTCGAGGCCAGCATTCGTGTTCGGCCCCATGGATTGAGCGGCTTGCAATGCGGAGCGCTCCAAGCCCTTGCCAACAAGGTCATAGGCGGTGGCCGCATCGGTGTCCTGTCCGAGACCGAAGATGTTCAGCGCAGCGCGCGCTTTCTGGCCGACCGATCCAGTAGCCGCGACGTTGTCGATGTTTTGCAACACAAGTTGGTTGTTCGCGTGCGCGTTGCCTGCGCTCGAATAGGCCTGACGCGCCGCCTCGCGCTCAGCCGATAGGCCTGGAATCGCCTGAACATCGCCCGGCTGCGGATTGTAGACGTTCTGCGTCGGCGGATTGGCAATACCGGTAATCTGACCGCCGCCATTCCGATTGACGACTGCGAGGCCGCCAGAAACAGGATTCGTCGTGAGTTCGGAGCGTTGCGCAAGCGGGATACCTTGCGGAATTTCCGATCCAACTGGCCCAACCGGCGTCGCCGAAAGAGGATTGATATTGGACACCTGTACGCCGCCATTGGGGCCGGTCGAGGTGATGAGTTGGTTGCCTTGCTGAGCAGCGGTCGTTGCCGCCGGCTGCAATGCCTGGACACCTTTTCTCAGGATCTGATCGCGTTGCTCCTGAGTCGCACCGGGAGGAATCGCGCCGATTGACTGCTTCGTGCTATTGACGAATGGAGCCAAATCAGGATTCTGCTGGGCGAGCGTATCGAGCCGCGAAGATACGCCAGAGCTATCCGGCTCACCGATACCTGAAGCCAGCACGCCACTCACTGCGCCGCGCTGATCGTCCGTGAGCTTCAGCGCGTTCGAATGATACGTATTGGCGCTATCCAGCGTCTGGATGATGCCTTGCTGCACCGCTTGACCAGTGATCGGCAAATACTTGTTGGCGAATTTGCTCACCGCCGGATAGTTCAGCGTGCCATCCGGATTATTGATTGCATTGCCATCTGGATCTTTCCCGCTCGATAAAGCGCCTTGATATAGTTGCCGCTCCTGCATCTGTTGCTGGGCGCTCTGCGCGGTCGCCTGACCGACCTGAAGCTGTTGCGCACCCTGCTGCAAGCCCTGCTGTTGCTGGGCGATGCCTAGGATTCCAGACAGGCTCTTGAGCGTCTGATTTGGGTCTGGCGGGTTAATGCCGCCTGCGACTGGTGCGCCAAAATCCGGCATCTTTTAGCTCCCCGTTGTGAAATAGTTCGGATTGCCGGCCGCAGTCTGTCCATACACTGTGTTCGCACCACCACCGCCGCTATTTGCATTGTTCAGAATGCTGCTGAGCGCGAATGCATTGCCTGCGCCTTGGACGCCACTCGAAAGCGCATTTGCCGAACCGACTTGACCAGCTGCCAAAGAGCCGCCTTGTGCCGCTATCGATTGTCCGATTCCAGTCCCGAGCGCAGTGCCTGCGGTTCCGGTATTGCTTGCGGCGTTCTGGCCAAGACCAGCAATCGCGGAAAGGCGCGAGAATATGTTGTTCTGCTGCGTCTGGCCGGCATTGAAATTGGTGCTGAACTGACTTTGAGCCTGATTGAAATAGTCGTTGTAATATTGCTCGGCCGTGCCAGTCGAAAATTGCGTGAGAGCCTTCAATGCAGGACCGGACAAAGCGCCCACATTCGGCGCTTCATTATTAGCAACTGCGTTTAATCCCTGCTGCTGGGCAAACTGATAACCTGGCGAGCTAGTAATGCTTGACGGATTGAAGGAAAACTGAGGTGTTGTCTGGTTATTTAGATAGCCGCCTGGCTGAAGCAAACTGCCAAGCTGCGTCGTCGCGGCCTGGCCTGCCTGCATAAACGGCTGTTCCTGTCCAACTATCGTGTTGAACATGTTCTGCTGTTCGGCGGTCGCATTGTTCTGCGCGTTCGCTTGTGTATTGGCTGCCGACTGCGCCGCGTTGGAGCCGATTACCGCACTACCCACTGAGGCGGCAGCGCCAGCAATGCCGATGATCGCCCCCGCCGAAAGTCCCGCGCTCATACGTCCTCCTTGACTGGATTCAGACCAGCATCATTGACGCTCATGGCTTGCCGGTAATCGACGGTTAGCTCCTCGCCAGCGCGGATGACGCGCAGCGCGCGCGCATTGAGGCCACCCGCGCCGTCGCGCACGAATTCGACATTCGGATGCGGCGAATGATTGATGAAGCGGCCTGCGGGCGTTCGTTTATCACCGATGCGCACCGGCGCGAAATCGTCCCACTGATCGATCGTTTTTGTCGCGAACATGCCAGTTCCGGCAATGATCGAGTCGCGCAATTCGACGCAATCCACCCATTCCGGGAAATCGGTCTGGTCGGCCGCATTCTCAACGAGGCGCGTCACCAGTTCCTGAGTCAGCCCATATTCGCTGAGGAATCGCGTGTAATCATCGCGCGCGAGCTGCGCAAGCATCTGCGCGTTCTGCGCGCCGCCGATCAACTCGGCTGCAGTGGATTCAGTAATTTCCTCAATCAGCAAATCGATATCCGTCACGTCCGTCACATGGTAGGTCGTCCAAACCGTTTCTTCGATTGCATATCCGACGCGCTTTGCGCCGGCCTTGGAAACGATCGTGCAGGGCGCGGCAAGCTCCCGCATACCCTCATCGATCGATACGACAATGCGGCCCTTGGATACCGTGCATAGGTGCTCATGGCGATGCACCGCGCCAGTAATCACGACGCCGGCCGGAATCGTCATTTCGCGCGCCGCCATGCCGGGCGCGAAGTAATGGCGCACCGGGCAATCTACCTGAGGCATTTTCTGGATTTCGCGCTCAAGTCGTTCAACGGCTGCGCGATCGACGGTCAGGGCGTTCATACGATCGTGATCCCAGAAACCGTGAATGTCACAGACGTGGCCGCGCCCGCAAAGGCATGAAGCTGCGCGCCGGGAGGCAGTACAGCACCCGCGAGTTCGGGGGAAACGTAGGATTCGCCGGGGGCGATAGGACGCGCTGCAATCAAGGTAGTCGAGGCTCCAATTGCACTGGCTGGCGTAATGCCAGCAGTTATGGTGGTTGCGCTCGCTGAGGTGTTCGTGAACACCGCTCTACCGATTTGAGCCGATACAGGCGTAACGGGAGAATACAACGAAGCGTCGGCCGTGCCAAGTTGGGTAGGCGCAACAAGTTGGACGGGAGTAATTGTCGTCAAGGAAGCCTCCTATTGCGGAAGGAACGCGACAGTCGGCGCGCTTGAATATGTGATCTGGACCTGATCGAGCCGGCGCACCGGAACGAGGCCGCCATTTGTCCCACTGACAGACGATGCCGACGCGCCTTTGACATAGACCTTGTTCGTTCCAAACGGGATAGCAGACGTGAAAGTGAGCGTATGCCCGCTTAAACTATATGAATCGGCTCCTTGTTCAGCACCATCGAATGCGACCCATAGATCTGCAGCATTGGCATACGTACCCGTAAGCGTGAGAGACGTGGTGACGTTGGGCGTGAAATCGACGCCGGTTGCGAAACCAGGTGTGCCGCCCGATCCTTTTTCGTCGGTCATGCCGCTGATTAGGGATGCCGCGCTGGACGATGTGATGCCGGTTGCGACAGTGACACCTTGCCGGATGATGGACACATTCGAAACCGCGCCGCCTGTGACAGACAGCACACCATTGGCCAGAGCGGTATAAGTGAACGGCGATGCACCGGGCGTGACGGATTGGGCCGGAGGTGCCTGCGGCGTCGTATCGACAAGCGCGGGCTGAGCCAGCAGCGCTCTCAGATTCGCAATGCCACGATATGCCTGCGGGATATCCGAGACCTGTGCAAGCAGATTGGTCGAATCCAGAATGTCATAGGGCGACGCCGGAGTTGTTCCGCCCGCGCCAGTCCCTAGCACGGCTTTCGAGATGTTGTACGCCCACAGATACCAGTTCACATTCATGTAATCCGGCTTGGAGCCCGGATCTACCTGAGTGAGCGGAACACTTTGCTGCGGGATCTGTGTAGGTAGGCCGCTCATGCTGAACTGAACGCCTTAAGCGTCGCCCCGACAAGATCGCGATTTACCGGATCAATCACTTCGATATCGAACACATTGTCACGGCCCCACCCGAGTTTTCGCCACATCGTGCGCGTGCGATATTCGCCGATAGCGCCTAAGGGCGCCGAGGTGCGATTACCGAAGGTGTGGCCACCATCGCGCGAGATTGCGAGCGTACAGACCGGATTCGAACCCATGCCACTCGGATTGCCCTGGCCGACATTGAAGTCGAGCTGGAGACTTCCCATGAAGACGCGGCCACGCTGGCCACCGTCCCACACGTGCGGCGCGCGGCGCTTGGCAAGCAGCGGCCAGCCTGCATCCGTGTATGCGGTCCGCGTGAGCCAGTAAATAGCACCGTTCTGGTAATCACCGACCATGCGCATACCGGCGAAGTTCATAAAGCAGTTCGAGCGATGACGATGGAACTTTTTTGCATACGGATCATAGGACAGGCGCTTATGCAGCAAGCCAGATTGGCCGTCATACACCCATGTAACGTCCGCAGTCGGGAATGTAAGCACGTAGAATTCATGCGTATCTTCCTGATAGGTGTAGCCGATCGCATCGTCAGTCGTCGGATACATTGCTACTTCATCGCCGAAGGATGCATTGGAGACGACCTGATCCAGAAAGCCCTGTGTCTTGATGATGACGTTTTCGCCACGCTCGGAGCGGCCGAACCAGATCAACCCTTCCTGTCCCTGAGAGCCGAAACGCGCCACCGAATACTTGGCCTTGCAGCCGGCCTGAATCAGCGTGCCAACGATGCGCTGAAACGGGAACGTCGCGCCGCCGGCGTCATACCAGATCTCGGTTGTCTTGTCGCCGATCAACCAGAGCAGTTCCTTGTTCTCCATGACCGCGACGAGGTTGTCAGCCGCAGCATCCTTCAGCGCGAAATACAGCGCATTGAAGGTCAGGCTATAGGCCTGCGAGTTGGTGTAGAACGTCTGCGTGCCGGGCTTGTTGAAGATCCACCAGCCGTCGATATAGGCGACCATATCGGAGCCGAGAAAATTTGGATCTACGATCGGCGTGAATGCCTGCGTTGCAATGGTGTAGTAGTAACCGTTCGGACCGTCCACAATTACTGCAGTGCCACCCGCATTATTGTCGCGAATGCACACAGGCCCGCTGCTGGTTTTCAACGTGCCAACTGAGGTCAAAGTGAGCGTTGGGAAGACAGTCGGCGCGCTGAAAATCGCGGTCACCAGATAGCAGGTATTGCCAATCACGGCAAGCGCGGTATTATCGACCGTGCTGCCAGTCGTCGCATCGTTATTGCCCGGAAGCTCCCAAAAGCCGCGCACGGCCAGCGCCGGGCCGGAATAGGGCATGGGCCAAACGGTCTGCGTCGAGCTGAATCCGGGAGCGCCGCCGCCTGGTGCTGCGACGAGTTGGGTCAGGCCGGGACAGCCGAGCAGGCCAAGCACTTCCTTGGAGTTGCCGGGATCAACTTCAGCATAGAAGTTGATACACATCTGATCATCCTGGATGTGGTTTGGCGCGGCGTCTTGCCCCCCAGCGAGTCCGAAGTCGCCGAACATATTGAGCGGACCATTGTTACCGGCCGGCATCAGCGGTAGCCGCCATGGGTACACCACCCGCCATCTGGCCTGTTCCCGCGCACGAGTTCGCGATCATACTGGCTCACATTCGCCGGCTTCGCATTCAGCGCCTTCACAAAATCTCGAGCTTCTTTCGAATTGAGCAGAATCGCCTGACTCATCGGAAACCCGTACTCCGCGCACAGCTCCTTCGCTAGCAACCACTTGAGCATCCGCGAGTAGCCCTGCGGCATCACCAGTACCTGGCTCAAGGTGAGATTTTGCAGGATCGTGTCCGTGAACAAATGGCACTCAACACTGTTCCCCGGCGTCTGGTAGACGTTCAGCAGGCCATATGGGAACTGCGCGTTATACCAAGCCACGGTCGGCCATGGACCCGGCTGGGCCTTGTACAGGAACTGCGTGTACTGTGTTTCGGTTGCATAAACATCGAGCGTGAAATCTAGCGCATTGAAGCGCGTGAAGCCATGCGTAATTCGCAACGGTCGAGGGATCGGAAGATCGCCGGGGACCGTGAATGTAACGCTATCGAGGCCGGCTGAATTGCCGATTGCATTCGCCGACATGGTGACGGTATTCGTGCCAATCGCGGTGATCGTCGTGTTCAGCGGAATCAGACCTTGCGCATCGCTCAGGATCGAGCCCGAGCCGACCGTATAAGCAGGATTCTGACCGGCGATGAGCTGCGCCGGCAAGTTCGTGATGCCAGTGATGACATTCGAACCGGCCGTCAGCGTGCCAGTGAAAGGCTGAAGCCCGAGCAATTGGCAAACGGGATTGCCGACCTTGTATAGCCGCTGCTGCGCGGTCCATGACAGGATGTTCTCCTGCGAACCAAAGATGTAATCCTTGTCCGTCGAGAGCGAATCGAGCAGGTCATTCAACGTGTCGAGACAATCCGCCTCATCCGGTGCCTGAATCTGCTCACCGGACTGATAGGAATTGATCCGGCGCAATGCCCCTTGAATCAGATTCAGCGCGGTCGTTGTGCCGATGGTCATGTTTGCCCCTTAGCAATGCGTGACGACGCCGTTGGTGACCGCGAAACTTCCGCTCGGCGCGCCGCTGCATGTCACCCCCGAGGGAAACGCGTTCAGCGAAGGCCATACGTCATTGACGCCATCCGTGTACACAGAGAGAGCCGTCGAGTTGTTGGTTCCTTGCGGCAACACCACGCCATTCCCGGTATGGCCGCCCGCGCCATTGCTCAGAAAGACCGTGACGGTAAATGCGCCGGTTGTGTTGTTGGCGAACTCGACCTCCCGGCTTGCAGTGAGATACGTGCCGTTCTGAATGATGAACGTGAGATTGCTGGTAAGCGTGCCAGTGAAAACAACGGCGCGCCTGCCTGGAGGAACGGCCATAACCGGCACTTGGACGCCGGTCGTATAGCCGCTGCCGCCGTAGACGATCGATGCGGTTGCAATGCCACTGCCTGAAACGGTAGCCACTCGGATAATTGCATCCTGATTGCCCGCTGGCAGAATCAACAGATCGCCGACTGCATATCCGGTCCCAGGCACTGCGACCGCGAGAATGCTCTGAACCACGCCGCCGCTGACGAAGACGACGACCTGAGCGCCGCTGCCAAGCGTCGCCTGGTTATAGACGCCGCCGATCACATTGGCTGCGGGAACCGTCGCTACTGCTGCTGCATTCTGCTGATTGACGAATGCATCAGTCGCGACCAGCGTCGAGTTATCAAGCCGCCCCTGAGTTGTCGCCTTGATGACGCCACCAGTGATGCATGGCGCGGCGATGGCGGCATTGAGCGCCGCCGCGGTGAGCACCGTATCCGGCGAGAATGGATTGCACTGCGCCCATGCGAGCACAGGCAGGAATAGCAGCAGGGAGAGAAGTTTTTTCATCCGAGTCGGCTCACATCGAGAATGAATGGTTCGCTCAGGTCATCGAGCATTGTCTGACCGGCGAGGTAGGTAGATTCCACCGGCCCATCAGTTCCAACCGACATGGGATAGCTGGACATGACCAGTACAGCAGGATCATTCGGGTTCATCTGAGCGCCGAATGCGGGACTCTGCTCGATGATGTAGCCGGGTAGCTGGGCGGTCTTGACCCAGCTCATCGTGACCGGATCAGTCTGAAAATAACCGAGCGGCACGACGCGAACGCCGGCCGCTACCATATAAGCAAGCGCGTTCTGCACCTGCAAGCCGATCAGATTTGGCATCGTCGGCATCGCTCATCCTTAGGAGATCCCGTTACCGCGCAGGAAGCGCACGTTTCCGCTTGTCGCGCTCGTGTTGAGAATTACCGTTACGTAACAGGTATCCGCGCGAACTGAGACGATAGCGAAGGAATTCGGAGGTACACCGACGCCATTGTTCAGTGTCGCCGAGCCTACGTTGACATCCCCGAAATTGCAGAATGCCCATCCGTTCGTGACGTTCTCAATGCGGATTACGGTATTCGCCTCATCCCCGCCCTGATTACCAGGCAGCAACGTCGCTGCGCTGGTCGTCGTCGAGGCGGCCACCACGGTCGGCGCAGATTGCTCTGCGCCACCGGGTCCGGTAAAGCCAAATAGCGGCTCGAATGGATATGGCCACATGGCTTAGCTCGGCACGCGCGGGACGGTGTACCACTGGCCGGCCACTACGCAAGTGAAGACGGTCGAGGTATTCGTCGCCATCGCAATGCCACTATTTGCCGTCAGCGCATTTATCTTCTCCGATCCAGTTCCCCCGGCATTCGGGAAGACCGTCACAGTGAAGGCGCTAATGTTGTGTACCGTCAATTCAAGACCCGGCTGGGATACAGGAAGCGTTGCTGCGCCGGCCGCACCGGAAGTCATGTTGGTCAGCATTGCCGCAATTGGCGTGCCGGCCGCTTGAGTCACCGTCGCATTGGCAGCGATCGTCGAATAGCTGAAAGTCTGCAATCCGAGCGACGTTGAGAAGCCACTCGAAAGCCCTTCGCTATACCACTTTCCGTTCACCGGGCATGTGTAGATGACCATGGAGTTAGCCATCTGCGACACGCCGGTTCCGAATGCCTGATCATCAATCGTATCTACGCCGCTGATGAAATTGCCGAAGACCTGCATGGAATTAGCCCCATGGTTGATCAACAGCAATTCAATCCCCGGCGTGGCCGATGGCAACTGCACCGAGTCACCGGCGGTCGCTACAACCGTGACGCGTGCGGTCTGCGTGGTGATCTGATAAGCGGCCTGTTGGCCGCCACCAGCATTCGCCGTGATGCCGTCCTGAACTGATTCGAGGTAAAAATCGCCGGGCTGAAACGGAATGTTCCCGGCGAATACCCCATATGCACGACCTTGAGGCAATCCAGCCATGATCGTCGCTCCTTACCAGTCCATCTGGTTGCCGCTAGCCGGCGCAGTCCAGTTCGGTTGAATGCGGAACACGGTCACGTAATACGCGCCTGCTGCGGGCGTCGGCGTGCCGGCCGTGGCGATGAACTTGATTGCGAGCGTGTCAGCAGCGGACACACGCGAATCAGCAATCGCCACAGCAGCCGTCTGCGAACCCGGATATTCAACGAACACGCGATCGGTCGTGAGCAGGCCAATGCCGGTCGAGGCAAAGGTCTGTTCGTTAACCGAAGGGCCAGTCGCGCACGCGCTCGGCGTGATCGTCAGGCTGAAAGTCCCGATCTTCTGAATATTGCCGATCGGGCTTTGCGTAGTGTCCGGCTGCGTTGCTACGTTCGGCCCCGGGTTGGAGCCGTCAACGTTGGTCGTTGAAGGGAATGCCATGATTTCTGCTCCTTAACCCGAGACGCGAACGCCGAGCGAACGGTAGAGGCTTGAGAAACCATAAGCCACGTCCATACGCGTCGGTTCAGCATCGTTGTTGATGGTGTACTGCGTCGCCACACGAATCGACAGACCGAGGTCTTCATCGAATGCGCGGCTTGCTTCCGCTGCGGTGCGCGGCAGCGGCAGATCCACGAAGGCCAGTGCGAAGGCGTCACGATGGAAATACATGTTTTCCGTCGAGTTGGTGCCTGCCGCAGCGCCGCCGTTGATCGTCACAGCCGGCGTGCCAGTGAAGGCTGCACCCGCTACGCAGTTCTGGAACTGGCCGCCGATGATCGCCACTTCGCCGATGGTCACCGACAGCGTGCCGGTACCGCTCGACGTATAGAGGCCGGTCGTCGCGTTGAACGTACCTGCCGCGAGCGTTGCCGGTGCGAAGCCGGGGCCGCCGGGAGCCGCAGTGCCGGTCAATTGTGCGTAGCCACCCGGAGGCAGCACGACGAACTGCTTGAGCGTGTTGCCGTAGCGCGAGCGGTTCTGCGGGTTGACCGGGTAGAGGCCAGCGATCTGGATCGTGTCACCGACTTGGCATTGCGCCGCGGTGTTCGTGAGCCCTTGCAGGTTCAGAACGCCCGTTTGAGCCCATCCCGAGGTCAGCAGACCGGAGCCCGCCGTCGCCGTGGTGATACCGGCCAGAACCGGCGTACCAGTCAGCGTACCGGTCGTGTAGTTGGCGATGTTCGGGTCTTCAAACCAGTCAGCACCGGCCGTCTTCTTCGCGATCATGCCGGTTTCGAAGAAGTCGCTGATTTGCGCTTGCGGGTTATAGAGACCCTTGAGCGAGTCAGCCATCGAGCTGGATGCCAGCGGGTGCAGGACCGAGGTCGGAATCAGGCCTTTCGGCATGCCTTCCGAAGCAAGAATTGCTCGCGCGTCGGAGAAGTTCTTGAAGATCGTCGGCGTGGTGCCAGGCGTGCCGAGGCGGTTTGCCGTGTTCTGCATCGCGAAATACGCGCCGTCCGAGTCGATCCGGTTGCCAACTGCGACGCAAGCCGGATGGATGAAGCGTTCCTCGAAATCGTCGATGTCCAGCAGCATGTTGATGGTGTTGAACTGGATATCGACGTGGAACTGGTACAGGATGTTGACCGGTACGTAGTTCTCCGTGCTGGGCTCGACGTTCAGCGCGGGGCCGAAGGTGCCGAGATAGCGCGGTGGCAGGCGAACGTTACACGTCGCGCCGATCTTGCGGCCCTTCTGCCCGAACTCTTTATCGTACTGGCGATTGAACTTGTCCGTGAGGACGCACATGTTTGCCAGAACCGGGAGTGCCCGATTGGTAATCTGGCTGATTGTGAGAAGCTGGTTTGCCACGGAAATCCCCTAAGCGCGTAAGCGCAAGCATTTGCGAATGCGCAGCTTAGGGGCTGACCGGGCGCGGCTTAATGCCGCTTTCTGGCGTTGAGATTGGTGCGATTGCGCTTGGCAAAGTCCTCGATTGCTTCCCGGACATTCATATCCTTGGGATCAACCTGGTGACCAGCGCTTCCACTTCCATCCAACGGCGAGAACACCGGGGCCGGCTTGCTGCGCGGCTTGCTCAGGTCGATGCCTGTATCAGTGCTCGGTGCGGCCTTGGAGGCCTTTCCGTTGGATTCGGTGCTGCTCGACGTGCCGTCGTGCTGAGCCGCTTTTGGCTCGAATGGCGATAGAGTACTCTCAATTTTGCCAATTTTCACTAATTTTGAGTGCGGACTCAACTTTTCGAGGGATGCGAGCACTTCCGGGTTCTTGGCGAAGTAGTAAGTCAACTCGGCCACCATCTCGGATTCTTCGAGGTAAGTGCCGATTTCAGGCGACAATGTTGTGTCATTCCCCATGACCGTTTCTTCGAAGTCCGGGACAGTCTCAATCGCCCGCAGGATACGGCCTTTGGCGGTTTCGATGCGCTCATCGAAGCGGCGCTTCTCCGCTGCTTTCCGGTCCTCGTCGGCCTTCTCAGCCATGCGCTTATCGACGTGGAACTGGATCATTGCATCGACATAGGCGGCTTCATTGGCGAAGTTCTCGCGCTGCGGCTCGGTCGGCGCGGCCGGTTGCTCTATCTTTGGCGCGGTCTTGGCCTTCAATTCGGCGTTCTCGCGCTCAAGATCGGCAGCGCGCTGTTCGATCATCCGACGTTCGTTGAATTGCGCGGCGGCGAATTCTTCGGCTTCCTTGCGCTTGCGGTACTGCTTGCCTATGGTCTTCTGCATGCGCTCGGTCAGGCCTTCGCGCTCGGCGGCGGTGAGGCCGTTACCGTCTTCCTCATCGTCATCGATCGGCTCGACCTTCTTCGACGTTTCGTCGGCGCTTTGAATCTCTTTGCCTTCTGCCATGGGCTTGGAGTTGCCCTGCTCGGTAGGCTCATCGAGCGTGATACCGGCGTCGGCCAGAATGCCTGCTGTATCGGTGCTATCGAGGACTGTGATTGCCATTATTGCGCTCCCTGCGTGGGTGATTGCTGCTGTTGTGCTGCGGCCCGGTCAGCCGCTGCGTTCTGGTTATCGTTCTGCATGCCTGTCATGGCAAGACTGGCTTCATGCTCGATCTGATCTGCTGCCAGCTTGGCCGAATGGTCCCGATCCGCACGCGAATCGATGATCTTGCCAGTGGCGCGGATTTCCTCGACCTTAAGCGATGTGTCCGCGCGCGTCTCGGTGTCATGAGCCTTGACCACTGCGGCCATGTGCGCCTTCTGGAGGCCGAATTTGACCTCCTGTTGTGCGGCCTGCAACGCCTGCTTGAGCTGCGCGTTCTCGTTCGCGAGCGATTGAACAACGCTCTTGGCGCGGCTCGATAGGCCCTCCATGACCTTCTTCAGGCCTTCAGGATTGGCCGCCATCAGCCGGTCGGCAAGCTCCTGCATGTACGGATGGTCGATCGATCGGAAGACCAAATCTGGTGCGGTTTTCGCAATGATCTCGGCAAGCGGCGGAATCTTGATCATCTCCACGAGGTTCTGTGCGCCTTCCTCGCGCTTCGTCTCGTAGCCCGGCCCGGTATCCATCACCACGTCGTATTTTCCCACCGAAACGTCATTCTTGATCTTGTCGAGCGCTTCGCCTTCATCTCCGCCCTGATCATTGATCTTGACCATCTGCGGCGTCGAGTCCTCGCCAATGATGCGCTGCATCCGGCCCGGCTCGCTGTAATAGACCGGAATCCACTCCGTCATCACGCGCCAGCATTGCGCGATGGCTTGCGTCAGATGGTCGTAATATTGGAAGTGGGACTGATCGGAGAGCCACTGGCGGCGATCAATGGCCTTGCCTGATACCACGACGCCCTGTTGATCCTGGCCGGGCTCATTCGGCATTCCGGCCACCGCAACGAGATTCGAGCGCATGCCCTGCACGAACTCGCTGAAGCCCTGCTCGATACCAGCCGGCTCCTGACGCTGAGGAGGCGGGATCATGATCGGAATCGAGCCGGTCTCGATCACCTGCGGCTTGTAGGTGAGAACCGAATAGGACTTCTGGTTCGCGTCATCCCATTCCGGATGGCCGTCAAGCTGACCTTCTGCCGCGACCCATGGCGCTTTAGGTGCGAGGCCAAGCCGCTTGATCTTGGCGACCTCGCCATAGTTGACCATGCGCTGCGGGTCCATCATGGCGTCAACCATGCCGCGACGGCGGATCATGCCATCAATGTCTATTGAGTTTCCATCAACACGGAAGACAGGAATGTATTGGCCCGGGATTTCCTGCCTTTCGATTACCGCAAGACCGTTGATGCTGAACCATTCGACCTGGCGCTTGACCGACATGCGCTCGCTGATGATACGTGCGCCGGACTGCGTCAGCGCATTGACCATCGTCTCGACCGTCTTCGTCTTCGTTTGGGCGAACAGCTCGGAGCGGTACAGCATGTGCTCTCCGCCCTGCTTGTCGATCACCTGATAGAGCATTTCCTGCTTCTCGCGGATCCGGAAGTACTCTGCTAAGCGAATGTGCTCCTTGCTCTCCCAATCGAGCCGCGCGCCGTTGTGATCAATGTCGTTCCAGTTGACGTTCTTGGCGTTCGGATAACGGCGCTTGTATTCCTGTCGCTTCATCAGCGTCGATATCAAGCACCAGTTTTGATCTGCCCCGCTGGGCATGATGGCGCCGGGGTCCATGTGGACGCTGAATATGTTCCGGATTGGGAGGATGCGCAGATCCTTTCGAAAGGATCGGGGACCCTCATATTCCGCAACCAGTCTGAAATATCCCTCGCCAGCGTCAACTGCTCGCTCAGCGGCAAGGTCATAGGCGATATCAGCCTCTGATCGGTATTCGACATGTCGTCCAATTCCATTGATGATCTCCGCAAGCTCCACATCAGCACCATCGCCCACCGGATGACACTTCCCGCGCGGCCGCTGCTGCTTGATGTTGTTCACCACGCGACGCACGAAGGCATCCGTGAGGTTGATCGTCAGCTCAGGCGAATCCTCAGATGCGCTCGTGATGACGTCATGGTCCCACTGGTCGCCCTCGCGGAACAGCATGGCCGCCTTGGCCCTCTTGCGATTTTCGCTATACGCTTCTGCCGCGATCTGGAGCCGATCCTTGGCTTCTTCCCAGATATCCGCATCGCTGATAGCCGCGAACTCGCGATCTTCTTCGGTGCGTTGGACGGGCTGATTACCGCCTTCTGCGTTGTCGCTCATAGGTCACATCCGGTCATGGATGACGCAAAGCTCAGCAATCAGCCGCGCCAATTGTTCTTTGGTGATGGATCGACAGAAATAGTTATCGCATCCCTCTTCGACAAAAACTTTATCGCCGCGCTGATCGAAGCATACGATGCGCGCACTCTCTAGCGCCTCTAACACAGACCCGTCGTCATCCAGCGAGTCGGGACTGCTTGCATAAGCTCCCATTGTCATGTCCGCATCCACCCATTGCCGCCGCTGCGGCGTATGAACTGCTGTTTAGGTTCCGGCTTGACTTCTTCGGGCTTCGTAAGCTGCGGGAACAGGTCGGCAAAGCCCCAAATGGCGGCATCCGCACGGTTCGGCGAGTTCTCGCCCATGTAACCGTTGGTCGTGAATGCGCAGAGCTCGTCTTCAAGCTCCTGAAAGATGCCGGCCATGCGCACCTTGCCTGATTCGACCAGGGCTGATACTGGCTCAGCCCGCACGACCTTGCCGCGCGATGCCTTGACCGGCCGATACGGCACAATCGTAATCCCGAGCTCGGCCGCCGCGGCGCGAATCACATGCTTTACCATCGCACCGCCATAGTTCTCCTCAGCGACGATTCGATCCGCCTCCCACCGCTGGTATGCCTGCACCGCTACCTTGCCCCACGTGCCGGGCCCAGCCTTGCATGTGAGGTCTTCAAGCAGGTAGCCATTACCGTCGATCCCGAGTCCGCACACAACGATGCCGATAGCGTCATTGTCCACATTGTCCGTGTCGTCAGCGCCTGAAGGATCAACGGCCACGACAATGCGCAGCATGTCAGGAAGCTCGCCATCGATGTTTCGCCACTTCTCAAGCCATTCATCGCGGAATAGAGCGTTCGGTGCGGCATCGCGGAAGTCTCCATAGAGGAAGCGTTTGCGTAGGCGCTCCGGCAGGCCTTCGAGAGTTTTGATGTAGCTCTCAGACAGGTTCTGCCGGTTGTCGCCTGGGTTGATGCGGTAGAAGTCGAAGTCGTTCTTGTCGAGCGGGTGCTTGGTCTCAGGATCTTGCAGGAGCTTGAACATCTTATATGTCCAGTGCCCCTTGTCTGGCGGGTTCTCATCGTAATACATCTTCAGACGCAGCGGCAGACCTGTCGCACGATCGGTCACCTTCTGAGCCAGACGCGTCACGGCCATGTTGCGGCTGTTGTATGGGATCTGGCTGCACTCGTTGAGGAAGATATCGGCGTACTCGTTACCCAAGATCTTCTCGACGCGCGCAGCATCATCCAAGCCGCCGAACCAAAGCTCACTGCCACCGGGGAATGTCGCGTACATGTCCGACTTGTTCAGATCGTACTCAACGCCCGGAAAGCACTTCCGCATCACGGTCGGGAACGTATCCATCACCACCGATTGCTTGACGTGGCCTGCCCGGAAGCGCAGCACCACGCCGCGCGACCCCGGGGCCTTCAGGCGGCGTTGCACCTGCTTGCGGATAGTCAGGAACGTCTTGCCACTGTTGTGATGGAGGATGCCATTCGCAAAGTACTGCTCAGTCACGGGAACATGGAGGGTGTAGTATTCCATCTCGGTGACTTCAGATATACTCAAGACCTTATCCAATTCATAACCAGCAGCAGCGGGAGTGTCATATGAAAGACCAAAGAACCGGCAAAATCGGTAAGCAAAACCATCTACTAGTGATCGAATGGATTGTTTCGGGACGCACTGCACTTGAGATTGCAGATGCCCTTGATGTGAACCCCGAGACGATCCGCAAGTTTGCGAGAAAGCGAGGTCTTCAGATTCAGCGGATCGATATGACTGGTGAGAATCATCCGTGCTGGGCTGGCGGAACGACTGTTGATCGATCCGGCTATCTTCTTCGACGCGTCGCTGTAGATGGCCCATATGGTTATCTAATACGCGCGGTACAGAGACGCGGCGTGGCCGGATCAGATCCGAATGGTTACGCTCCTGAGCATCGAATAGTGATGCATGACCAGTTGGGAAGGCCACTTTATCCAGGCGAAGTAGTTGACCATATCGATGGAAACAAGCGAAATAACGACCCAGAGAATCTGCGAGTTTTCGAGTCCAATGCCGACCATCTCCGAGAGACGCTGAAGGGTCGAATTCCGAACTGGACACCCGAGGGTCGCATGAAAATGACCGGACGGCCACCGAATCCGAATAGCGCAAATCAGAGGCGACTTGCCAAGCTGAACCAGTCCAGAACCGATGGTCCGGCGTCACAGTCACCGAGCGCCCCGAACTCAGATCAATCTTGAGCATAGCTGCTCGCCCCTTCAGGAAAGGGGCATCTCCCATCTGCTCGCCTCGACTTGTCATCACCCGGACAGGAAGTCCAATAGCGGCCAATTCTGCGATGGTCAGGCATTGACCGTCTAGCACGGTGTCGCCTGATACGCAGCGAGAGCCGCCAGCGAGCATCACATGCGTGGCGGGGCCATTCAGGACCTCCTGAGCCTCGCATTGCTTCTCGGTGAGCTTGAATTCATCCATCAACGTTCCGCCATATCACCAAGAATCTTTACTTGGCAATTGGTATGTATGACAAGGACCGATTCGCGGATGACTGGTGCTTGTACTGCGTCGCAACCATAATCTGCATCATAAGACCAGATCTCATAGTCTTGCGGCAAAGTCTTCAGATGCTCGATCAGCTCGGATACCGTCATCCTGTTATCCATGGATATCACTCCCATTCAGCACAAGCGCAACCGGCGCGTCAGGGTCCCCGGCGTGCGTGATCTTGTCGCCGTACTTCTTGGGCGCCATCTTGCTCGCCAGCCACTTGCGCGCATCAACACGTAGCCGCGACCGGGCGATCCACTCCGAATCTGGCTTGAGTCCGCCCCCTTCGCTCTCAATGCTGTCAAACGCAGTCTCGTCGGCTATTTCGAGAATCTCATCAGCCATCGTGTCAGCTTGGGCTTCGCGTGCGCGGGCGTATTGGTCCGAGAACGCGCGCTCCTCGCTCAGCCACTTGAATACAGTCGACTTGGCAGGCATCGCCTCGTCCCGGCAAATAGCGCGCAAGCTTTCACCGTCCGCGATGCGCTCGCAGATGAGAGAGGCGGTCGCCTCGCTGTATGTGCTTGGGCGGCCAGTAGGGAGCTTGTCGGATTTCTTCTTCACTTTGGTGCCTCTTCTGCCTCGAATGCCACCCGCGCGGCATTTCTCCCATCTTCTAGCCATTCTTCAATCGGGCGGCGCGGCCCAGCCGCCATTGCATTGAGCGGTTGACCCCAATTTGTGAATTGCTTTCCGCGAATTATCGTATCCCACCTTGCACGATATGCATCAGTGGCTATGTCGTAGTCATAGACTTCGCGCATTCTATCGATGAATCGAGCGGCGATGCATCCGTGCGGTAGTTTGAGTCCGTCTGTATTCATCTCAATGCCCGCAGCAAGGTTGGGTTTTGGAGCCGCAGGATATGCAGGTGCGGAAGCAGTCGCGCTGAATGTCGTAGGCGTTGCGCGCAATGAAGCCGTCGGCATGATGGCGATTCTCAACGGCTTCGGCGCGATCGAGATTGTCGCGAAACTCCTGCGTCGCAGTCTTGGCTAGGAAGTGCAAAGCGCTGGAGGCCAATTCTTCAAATAAGGTCATTTCTAACCTCGCCATCGGAAGCTTGGCGCGCAGCCGTCGCGGCGCATTCTTCCGGCGTCCATTGCCCCTGTGGTTTTGTCATTTCATGCGTGCAGTTATGCTGCATAAAAATGGTGCACAAAAATCCAATTTCTGCTCCAAACATCTCTCACCTCGCCAGCGGGTCAATTGCAACTGGATATTTCGGTTGCTTTTTCGCGATACAGATATATGCGCAAGGAAAGCAATGGGGATATTTCTTCATTAGCCACTCTGCGTCGGCTTTCGTTTCAGGGCGAACCTCAGTCCACCTGTCACATTCGATATAGATCATTGCCTACCTCGCCAGCGGGTTATAGGATTCGCGGGCGTACCAGTTACTTACGAAGTCCTGACACTCGCCCGGGTTCGTGAACTGGATAGCGCGCTCCGGCTCGTCCTGTTGAAATTCTTCAGGATATGCCGTGATGATGTATGCGTGGCCGTAGTTGCGCACGTTGAGCAGTTGGCCCTTGGTCCAGTCGGCGGGCGGCGTGTTGGGCGCGCGCTCGAATGCATCGAGGCATTCATCGATCCAAATCTCGGTGAACTCGTTGCCGACGAACTTCTCTTCTTTCTGTGAATCGGCCTTCTTCGGGCGGGGTCGTCCCGCTGGCCAGCCCATTAGGATGCCGCTCCGGTGATGCCTTGCATGATCAGCGAGAGCTTCTGAGCTGCGGTGAACCGGCGATCGCGCTCGCGGCGGTTGGCCGGAGCGTCAAGGCCGAAGTGGCCGATCCATGCGTCTTGGCTCTTGCGCACGATATCGAGGCGGCGGCGCTTTTCCTGCTTGCGTTCTTGTTTGGTCATGATGCGTTTTCCTCAACAACGATTCCAGAAACATCGGCTTCGCGGCAGATCAGATGCATCTTGCTGCCCCAAAAGAACTGCTGGAAGCTGTAGCCCATCATGCGGCCGTCGAGCTTCACAGCGCCGAGTTCTACGATATCGCCTGGCTTGCATTGAGTTGGCTGGAACGTCTTGCTGCGCCACATCTTGGTTCGGCGGTGCTTGTCTGGATGGTCGTAGCAGAGCGGGTAATGACCGCGACCCGCTGCCTTCACAATGCCGCGCAGGGGCTTCGTATGCTCAATCACAGTCAGGATGGCAGAGTGTTGGACGCCGAGTGGCTCGATGACCAGATAGTCATGCATCGGCGTGATTTTCTCATCCGGCGCGACGTAGGTGATCGAATTCGAAGTCAACTCGCCGCCCATGCCGCCGGCGTTCAGTTTGACGCTCATCAGATCACCCCCAATTTTCGTGCGTAAGCCTGAATTTCGCGGATAGAGACGAAGGGTATATCCGAATATTGCGTATGCAAAATCCAATAGCCATATCGGCGATAGATATGCGCCTTCATCAGTTCCTCTTGCGTGAATAGTTCGGCTCTTTCGCCGTCTTTCCCGGCGTCGCGCCTTTCTTCTCGGTCACATGACCAGCTTTGGCTTTCTTGCTGCCGCTGGCGCTCTGGTCCTGCGATTCCATGTTGTCCGGCTTGTGCGTGATGCCTTCCTTCGACAGGACCGTTTCGAGCATGTCGGCGTGCTCCTGGTGCATCTCCATGACCGCTTTCTTGCGATCTTCATCGGCGTGGATCTCGGCGACCTTGCCGAGCGCACGGAAATCGTCTTCAGCCTGCCAGCGGCGGCGTTGCTCTTTCTCTTCCTTGGATTCCTGCGGCTTTCCAGATATGTCGCGAGGCATGGTCATTTCCCCTTGGGCTTGTTGCAATCATTGCAGGCATCCGGAGACTTGCGCACCGCGCCGCTTTGCTGACCCTGCGACTGGCCATTAGCGTTGAAGTGGCCGCTCGGAGTGCGGACGTTGGCGTTCGGCTGACTTGGTTTCTGGCTTTGCTTAGGCATGACGTTTTTCCTTTTTGGCCGATTCGCGGGCTTCTGAATACCCGACCGCCAGCCGTTGCTTAACTGTCGGAAACTTCTTTTCCTCGTGCCTGCTGCTCACGAACCTGCTGATGAAGTCGGAGAGCTTCTCGCCCTCTTTTCGCGCTGGCATAGTCACTCTCCTGAAATTGGCGGGGAAGAAAGGATTCGAACACTCTCAACTAACCTTTTCTTGGCGGCCATCCCCAAGTCGTCGGCTTCGTCGGCACCTCCAATTGGCGCCCTTCCCCAATTAATTATTGATCGAGGTAGTCATATACCATTTAACGCGGTTTGGCAACCTTATCTGCGAGATAAAGCGCTCCGCAGCCGACGAAGATCATCGCCCATGGGCTGAGCGTGAATGCCGCGACGCAGGCGAGGATCAGGGCGGCCGTCCAAAAATAGATCATGGTCGCCTACTAGTTGAAGAAATTGAGCAGCAGGATTGCGCCGCCCCAAAGGGCAAAGCCAATACATATCGCCCTACCCAATCCGTTGTTACCTAAGCAGGCGCCCAATAAATTAAGCGCTGTCTGAATTATCAAAAACCATTCCATGGGTTGTCTCCGCTTGCTGGTTGCTGGGCGGTCAGGGCGCGGGCGAAGCGCACGAGTGACGGGAACGAGCCCATCACGTTCGTGTAGTTGTCGTTCAGCATCTTGCCATCGACATTCACGCGCAATCCGACCTCGCGCGCCGTCTGGATAACCAGCTTGTTCATTTCAGGGTCTGTCATCATCGCTCCTACGTCGAACTTGTTAGTGGGGGCGGTCACGGGCGGCGAGCGCAGCGAGCGCGTCGGCGCAAGCTTCCTGTGCAGTCGGGCCCTGGCCCCGCACGATGACCTTGCGCGATTTTGCGTACGCCGCGGTACCCGGCTCACCTTGCGCGGGCCGATCCGTAATCCACGCCATCCAATCGGTCTGGCGGGTGTAGGCAAGTTCGAAGTAGCAATACGGATTGCTGTCGAGTTGCGCGGCGTGGAACGCTACTAGGCGCGCGCACGAATCTGCCTGCACTTCGCCGGCACCCATATTGCGTTCATCCGCAATATGGTCTGCCTGCACGAGATCCGCGCGGACGTATTCGGCTTCCTCAACGTCGTCGCCAACAGGGTGCGAGCACCACGTATGCGACCCTTCGTCGCCCATGCTGTTCTGCAGCCAAATCCGTTTCGGAGCCCAAGCGTTGGGCACTGCGTCTGTATTAGTGGTCATGATTTATCCTTCGCCGTCGCCGGAGCCGTCGCCGTCGCCGGAGCCGGAGCCGGAGCCGGAGCCGGAGCCGTCGCCGGAGCCGGAGCCGTAGCCGGAGCCGGAGCCGGAGCCGTAGCCGTAGCCGTCGCCGTAGCCGGAGCCGGAGCCGGAGCCGTAGCCGGAGCCGGAGCCGGAGCCGTAGCCG